AGAAAAAATGATTTATTAGAGATAAAAAATTTATTAAAACAAACAAAATATTTAATTGGTTTTAATAATTTACATTTTGATAATATTATTTTAAATTATATAATTCAAAATAATATAATAGATAATGAAGAAATTTATAAAATTTCTCAAATTGTAATTAATCAAGATAATAATTATGATGATTTTAGTCTTTATAAAAAATATCAATATTTTAAAAATATTGAATCAGTAGATTTATTTTTATATTGGAGTAAAATGTTGAGAATATCTAAAAAACTTTCTTTAAAATCTTTTGCTGTAAATTTAGATGAAGAAGTTCTTGAAATGCCTATTCATCACACTACAAAAAAATTAACAAACGAGCAAAAAAATTTGATTTTACATTATAATGAAAACGATGTAAAAATCACAAAAAAACTAGCATTAAAATTAAGAAATGAAATTAATTTAAGAATAGCAATTAAAAAAGATTTTAATCTTTCTTGTATTAGTTGGGATGGAGCTAAAATTGCTTCTGAAATGTTATTAAAAGAATATTGTAAATCTACTAAAAGTGAAATAAATAATGTTCGTAAAAAAAGATATGATAAACCATCTTATATAAAATTAGGAGATATTATTCCATTTATAGATTTTAAACATCCTCAATTAAAAAAAATATATAATAAAATACAAAATAGTTATAATGCATTTTCAGAAGAATTTATATTTAAAAATTTTGATGAAAGTTTTATTAAAATTTCTATGGGTATAGGAGGAATACATAGTATGAATAAAAATCAATTATTTATTCCAAATAAAAATCAAATATTATATACCGCAGACATAGCTTCAATGTATCCTAATAACTTAATTAATTATCATCTCCTTGAAGATTCTTTATTAGATGTATATAAAAAAGTTAAAGAAGATAGAATTAGAGCTAAAAGAGAAAAAAATAAAACAAAAGATTTATTTTTTAAACTTATTTTAAATTCTACATCAGGACTAATTGATTCACCACATTCTTGGATGTATTCACCAAAAAACGCTTTAACATTAAGGATAACAGGTCAATTACAGTTATTAAAACTTCTTGAAATGTTATATTATATTAATGTTAAAACATTAATATTAAATACAGATGGTGCAGAAACATTAATAGAAATTTCTCAAGAAAATGAATATTTAGATGTATTAAAAGAACATTCTAATTTATTTAATTTAGTATGGGAAACTGATAAGTATAGCAAAATATATATGTCAAGTGTTAATGATTATTTAGCAATTACAGAATCAGGAAAAATTAAAGAAAAAGGAATGTATATATCTGAAAAAGTATTAGATGGAAGTAATGAATTTTTAATAATTCCTAAGACAATAAGAAATTATTTTGTTAATAATATAAATATAAAAGATTTTATTTATTCTCATGAAAACATTTATGATTTTTGTACAGCAAAAAAAATAAGTAAAACTTATAAAGTATATTATAACGGACAAGAAACACAACAATTAAATAGATATTTTGTATCTTTAAGGAATAAAGGAGCTTATTTATATAAACAAAAAGAAGGAAAAACCACAATGGAAAATGTTCTTAAAGACACTCCTATTTACATTGTTAATGAAAAAACAGAAAAATTAGCAAAAGATTTCCCTATTAATTATGATTTTTATATAAATAAAGTTCAAGAAATAATTGATACATTTTATCCAAAACAATTAACTTTATTTTGATTTATGAATCCTCAACAATTAGTAATAGAAGGTATTGATATATTATCCTCGCTTTTTCCAAACATGAGTTTTAAATATGGATTTGATAATGTCGTGAATCAGCACGTCATTGATGTTCAACCTGAAAGTGAATATCAAACAGAAAAATATTCAGAAAATGAATCTCAGTTTATTCAAGATTTTATTAGCATATTTCCTAATAAAGGGATTTTATTTACTTGTAACAATCCTAATATTAAATTACCAAATATTATTTATGAAAAAAGTAAATGTTAAATTAGCTAAATATATTATATTTTCTAAAAAACAAATAAAAAAATTAGAAGCTCAATATAATGCTATTTATATTGGAGATTTTGATATAAATACAGGAATTGAAAGTTTGTTTTATCAATCTGTTCCTAATTTAGAATTAGGACATTCTCACTATTTCACTTTATTTGTTCAAATGTTTACAAATAAAGTTTATATAACTAATGGAGAAAAATACAAAGATATTGTTTTTGATGCTGTTAAAAGTAAAAAAACTTACTTGATTTCTTGTTATAGACATCATTATAATGAAAAAGATGGTGTTTTTATAGATGGCGGTAGAGATTATACTAAATGTAGTTTAGGTAGCAAAGTTTATAAATTAAAATTAGAAAGTGAAAAATTATGCATATTTTAATCACCCTACTTTTTATTTATTTATCGTTAGTAATTTTTAGTTTATGGAATAGTTTTCCTTTATATATAAAAGTGGTTAGTATTCCTCTATTTTGTTTTTCATTGTATAAATTATATAAAGATTTAAAAAATGATAACTAGAAAAATTAATGAAGATGAAAAAAGAAAAATTCTTTCTTTTTCTTATGTGAATGAAAAAAAAGATTATTTACAAAATATACAAGTAAATGATTTAGCTAAACATAAAAAAGTTATTTTTGAATTAGGTACGGGATTTGGTAATATTTGATTATCTGAAATATTTTTAATAAATTTGTTGTGAAACAAAATTTATTAAAATGCGTAAAAAAACACAAGCTTATACTGAAAAAGAAATAAGGTATTTTTTAGAAGAACTCCATTTAAAAAAAAAGATTAGTGTTACTAAAATTCAAAAAATATATGGTATTAGTAGAACTACTTTAAATAGGGGGAGTAAAAAATATAAAATTCCTATTATTAATAATTCTAAAGCCATTTTCAATTACGATTACTTTGAAAAAATAGATTCAGAAGAAAAAGCTTACTGGTTAGGATTTATTGCAGCAGATGGTAATGTAAGAGAAGGTAAAAAATCAGTAAATTTATTTGAATTATCTTTAAAATTATCTGATTCATCTCATTTGGAAATATTTAAGGATGCAATTAATTTCAAAAAACCTATTTTAAAAGACCATTTTAGGTGTCGTTTAATGTTGGCGGATGTTGTATTTTGCAGAAATTTAATAGATAAAGGAGTAGTTCCAAGAAAGTCTTTAATATTAAAATTTCCAACAGAAGAACAAGTTCCAACTGAATTAATTAGACATTTTATTAGAGGGTATTTTGATGGAGATGGGTGTATAAGTAATCCTTTAAAAAGAGCTATTTCTGTTAGTTTATTAGGCACTAATGATTTTTTAAAAAAGTGCTTAGAAACAATTGGACATGAAGATAGAAAATTAATAAAAGATAAAAGAAATACTAATGTTCAGATGTTTATTTTAAATGGTAAAAATGCAATAAATTTTTTAAATTTAATGTATAAAGATTCTAATGTTTTTTTACAAAGAAAATATTATAGATATTTAATTTATATTGCCCGATATGAGAGAAATCTCAGATTTGAACAGGGGAAAATCGGTGAAGTCCTCCTAAATAAATTGGATAATGCCGAGAGAGATGTTTTAGAATTTTTACAAAAAAGCATTTCTTGTAGAGCATAGAAATTGAGCAATTCAGCAAAAATATTTCCAAGAGTCTCCTGCATCTTACTATTAAGTTAAAGATGAAAACATATGCCGAGCTTATACAATGGTAAAGTATAAGAAGTAGATGATAAAAAACTTCTACGATAACAAAACTGAAAACCTTCCTAGCAATAAAAGCTATTAAAAGATGTCAAATTAAATTTGGAGGAAGTTATATTATAATTGTTCCTGATTTACGATTAAAACAATCATGGGAACAAGATTTAAAAGGAATAGACAATTGTTATGTATATGTTGTAAATAGTTTTACAATGAAAAATATAAATATACCTGATGATGTAATAATGACAATATTTGATGAATGTCATCATTATGCTAATTCAGATAGTATGTATTTTTCAAACGCTATTAAAATTATAAATGCTAAGTATCAATGTTGTTTAAGTGCAACTTTAAATGATAAACAGCTAAAATATTTATATACATTAGGATTTAATTATAGATGGCAAATTCCTTTAGAGCAATGTTTATCCTTAGATTTAGTAATTCCTTATAATATATACAATATTTCAGTTAGTTTGACAGAAGAAGAAAAAGAAAAATATGTAAAAATTCAAAATGATTATAATAATAATCTTTATTATTTTGAAAATTATTTAGCATTAAATAGTATTAATACAAATTTAGCAAGTGTATTAGCAACATCTTTACTTCCTAATCCTAAAATTAAAAATAAAGAAATAAAATTTATGGGAGTTATTTATAAAACTAATATGGATTTAGCCAATTCTATTAGTAAATTTTTAAATATTCCTGCAGGGGTTCTTATTTATAATGCTAAAATGTTTCAAATATATAGAAATAAAAGAAATACACTTTTACATAATGCTGAAAATAAGATAAAATTATGTGATGAATTTCTTAATTTAGAAAATGTAAAAAACAATAAAGTTGTTGTATTTACAAATACTAAATTAAATGCAGAAAAAATAGTAAAATTAAATAAGAAAAAAAGAAGAGGATATTATACAGGAAATGATAATAAAAATATTTTACAAGATTTTTTTGATTTTAATTTTCCTCATTTAATTACAATTAAAAAAGTAGACGAGGGTCAATTAGATAATGAGGTAGGTATAGGTATATCTTTATCTCATCAAAGTGAAAGTAGAAGAGTTGTTCAAAAACTAGGAAGATTAATAAGAAAAGATGTAAACAATCCTAATAAAAAAGCAATATTTTTAAACGTATATGTAGAATCGTTTGATTATTATGGAAAAAAATATATTTCACAAGATGAAAAATGGTTAAAAAAAAGTTTAGAAAAAATGAAATTTATAACTTATATTCAAGATTTAAATGAAATACAATTTTAAAATTATGGAAAAATATGTAGTGATTCCTATTATAAAATTACAAAATAATAATTTTATTCCAATATGGGATAATAAAATAAAATTTATTGAAAATTATCATTTAGGAAATAGTATTGATATAGAAGGAGAAAAAATTTTTGAAATTGAAGAAGGTATTTTTAATTTAACAACAAAAGAAATAACAACAGGAATATCTTTAGATTATTATTATTCTCCTAAATATAAAGTAGGGGATATTATTTATTTTGAAGTTTTTAATAAAAAAATATCAGAAGAAGTTATTAAAGATATTGAATTTGAACAATCTACAGCATCTGTAATTAAAGGAACATATATTGATGAATTTTATAGAACTCATTTTAAAGATATAAAATTTAAAAATGATTTGCTATATATTCTTAAAACATATGACCCTGTATATATTTTTGAATCAGGAAAAAGTACTAAATGGGAACATAAAATTTATTCTAAAATATGATGGAAATAATTTGTATAAATAACACATTTTCTCAAGAAATATTAGAAATATATAAAGAATTTAATGTAACAATTCCAGAATTAAATGAAATATATTCTATTAGAAGAATAAGAAACGAAAGAGGAACAATTGGATTTTTGTTAAATGAATTAGTTAATCCAGATGTTCCTATTATTTCACCTATAAGTGGAAATGTTACTTGGATAGAGCCTTCTTGGAAACATTCTCGTTTTACAACATTAACAGGACAAAAAATAGAAATAGAAGAAACAAATTATGAAGTTGTTTAATAATAAAAATCATTATTTAAAAGATGAGTATATTATGAATATTAAAAATTCATTTTATATTTGGTGTAATTATATAAAGTTAAAGACAAATTCTTTAAAGTATAAATTAGAAAAAATTACTTCAAAAAAAAATGAATTTAGAAGAAAATTTAAGACTTTTAAAAAAAATAAGTGAAAATTTAAATGATGAACCAATACCAGTTGAAGATTTATTTCTTTTAGAATGTATTTATGAAAGAAGTAATTCTCCTGAAAATATAGAATTACAAAAAAATATCAATTGGTATTTTTCATCTTTTAAAATGTATGATAGTATGGGAGATTCTCCTATACTTATTAAATGGAGTAAAAGAATAGAATATTTATTAAGAAGAGGTTTATTAGAAGCACCTTATGGAAAATGGTATTCTACAGATAAAAACGGGTTTATTCAAATAGATTTTCTTAAATTAGAAGTTACAGAAAAATTTAAAAAAAATTGTTTAGTAGATAAAGAAAAAAAAGAATCATTATGGGAATTGTTTGTTGATGAATTTGGAGAATTTTATTATAAAGATGGTAAAAAATTAAGCTATAGAACTCCCAGTAAAGAAATTAGAGAAAGAGGGTTAGCATCAGAAGAAGATATGATAAATAGATTTTGGAAATTATGTGGAAACGGAAAAACTTCTGATATTAGATTTGTTTTTGAAGTAATGTATGAACTTAAAAAATCTGATATGGTTTATAGTTTAGGCAGGTTTTTATTAGATTTCAATTCAATTAGAAAAATATTAAAATTATGAGAGAATTAACAATTAAAGACAAATTATTATTAGCTATTCCTATATATGGTTTAGTTTATAGATATAATCATTTATATCATTTTAAAACACCTTTTTGGTGGGATGTTTATCAAGTATTAGTTTCTCCTTATTTATCAGGTTGGTTATTTCTTAAATTTATTGGTTATAATATAAACTTCTAACAAATGAAATTATGTAATAGTTGGAATGTCTCATTATTTAGAGATGAAATATACATTGTAACAATAAATGTTATAAATAAAGGAACGTTTGTTCAAAGATTAAACAATGAAGAATTTTATATAGAAGATGAAAATGAGGAAGAAATAATAAAAATTCCAGAATTTCTTCCTATAGATAAAAAATATATGTCCTTTGATAGTATGAATAAAGACCAATATTCATGTGTTTATATTCCTTATAGTTTAGAAGATTTGCAGACAAGAAAAATTATTTTACAAAATGAAAGTTAAAACAGATATAGTAGGAAATATTCCTAAAATAGGGAATGTGGTAGTTTATAATCCTCCTTATTATAAAGGAATTGATTTAGTAGAAATATCAAGTTTTACTAAATCAGGATGTCCTGAAGGTAGAAATAAAAATGGAGAGTTCCATATAATTAAAACAAAATTTTTCATAACAAATATTAAATCAAATGAATAAAGATTATTGGTATATAGGTCAACAAGTTAGTGACCAAAGATATGGAAATGGGATTATAATTAATATAAAATCTGATAATGTTTATCCAATTATAGTTAAATTTGAAAATTTTGCATATTTAATTTCATATACGAAAGAAGGAAAATTGTCAAGAGATTATGATAACTACCCTAGTTTATCTCCTTATCCTCACGTTCCTATTAAATATAATAAAGTGTTTAAGAAGGGAGATGTTGTTAAATACAAAAGAGGAAATGCTTGGTATTTAGGAATTTATGATAGATTTATAGAAAACAAACATTTAGTATCAGAAAGTTTTAATGATGAAAAATTAGAAAATGTTTTAAATTCTGAATATGTAGAAGATGAAAATATTCTAAAATATTAATATTTAAAAATAAAATATGACAAGTGAACACATTTATAACTTCTTACAAAAAAGATGGAATAATGAAATAACAGGTATTCCTATAACATTAAATTCTCCTTCTTTAAAACGTATAATGAGTTCATTTGATGAAGCAGATAGAATTCTTATTGCAGGAGGTACTGGTGGAGGTAAGACCACACTTACATTTAAATTAGTTATAGATGCTATTTCATATTCTATAAATAATAAAAAAGATATTCAAGTTATTTGGAACTGTTTAGAGTTAGTTCCAGAAGAAATGATTATAAAGTTTTTACAATATATTTTTTACAAAGAATTAAAAAAAGTATATAGTAGAAATGATTTATTGAATAAACATCAAAGAAGTTATGATAAACAGTTAGATGATGATTTTAAAAAAATTCAAGGAAAATTAGACACTTTCTTAAAATATACAAGATTTGTTACATGTCCTAATCCTAAAGAGTTTGCAGCTTATTGTGAAGGAGTAATGGATGACCAATATTATATAACAAAAGAATCTGGTAAAAAAGTTATCGGAAATAAAAAAAATATTAATAAATCTTTCATAATTGTTTGCGATACAACTGACGCTTTAGAAGGGTATGATAAATATTCTAATGTTGAAGCAGTAAAACAATGGAATAAATATTATACAAATAAACTATTTGGTAATTCTTATAGAACTACAGTGATAAATGTTCAGCAATTAGACAATGTATCTCAAACAGTGATGTTTTCTAATAAAGGGGAGCGTGTTTTTGAAAAACATTTACCAAACGTGAATTCACTTGCAGTTGATAAAGAATCTCCACGTTCTCATAATATTGTATTGGGACTTTTAAACCCTTCTACTTTTATGATACCAGAAATTCAAGGTTATAAAACAAAAGACTTTGGTCATCATTTAAATTTTTTATTTCCTTTAAAATTAAATTTTGCAGAAAAAGGAACAGGAATACCTTTATATGTTGATTATACAAAACTTCAATATGAAGAGATACCTCATAAAGATTCTAGTTTATATGAAAAATTTGTAGAGGAAAAAAGAGGAATTAATAAAAATTTATTATTTATTGATGATGAATATAGTAGAAAAGATGATGGAAAAGATAAGCTAAATAATTTGTTAGAAGAATAAAATTTTCATATATTTATAATATAATTTTAACGTAAAAATAATTTTAAAATGTAATTAAGGAAAGCAACAAGAAAACAAGCTAAATTAAGAATTGGTGTATCCGCTGCTAGTGGAGCAGGAAAAGAAACTAAAATATCTTATAAAGCTATTTCTTTAGCTGCAAAAGGTAAAAATAAGACATCGGGTGGATATATTTGGAAATTTAAAGAAATAATTAATTAAAATAAAAAAAAACATGATTGAATTAAGTTTTGAAGACAAACAACCAGAATTAGTAGAGCCGAGATTTTTAATTATCTACTCTAAACCAAAAGTAGGAAAAACTCAACTATTAATGAGTTTACCAAATTCTTTACATATTGATTTAGAAGATAGTGGAGGATTTTATAAAGGAAATTCTATGAATATTAATAAATTAGCATCAAAAAACAACGTAAGTCCTATTAAAATTTTAGGAGAATTACGCAAAGCTATTGTTGCTAAAAATGAAGAATTAAAAAAACCAGCTTATGATTATATTATTTTAGATAGTGCTACTGTACTAGAAGAATATGCAAACATATTAGCATTAAGTAATTATAAAAAATCTGTAATTGGTAAAAACTTTACTGGTACAGATGTAGTAAAAGAACTTCCACAGGGTGCGGGTTATAGTTGGGCAAGAGAAGCTTTTGAACAATTATATGAACCTTTTATGAAATTAGCAGGAAAATGTTTTATTCTTGTTGTTCATACAAAAGATACAATGATTAATAAAGAAGGAAAAGATGTTGTTACAGCAGAACTTAACTTATTAGGAAAAAGTAAACTTATTACATCTTCTCGTGCAGATGGAATTGGATTATTATATAGAAGTAAAGATAAAAAAGATACAAATATTCTATCATTTAAATCGAATGATAGTGATACAAGTGTAGGATGTCGTTTACCATATCTTCGTAATCAAGATTTTGAAATTTCAAAGCTTGAAAATGGAGAATTTGTATCAAATTGGGAATTAGTATTTCCTTCACTTAAAAAGTAAAAAATCACAATTAAAAGAAAACAATAAATAATTTTAAAAAATAAGAAAATGAAATTTGATTTAACTCAGGCAAAATTTATCCCACAAAGTAATGTAAATAAATTTGATGCTTCGTTAGACCATTTGGTCGAAATTTCTATTAAAGTAAAAGAAAAATTTGATTTAGTTTTTAATAAGGAAAAATCAAATTGGAAAATTAGAAAAGATTTTATTTCTTTACAACCAGATAATGAAGGATGGACAGCAGCTTATCAAGACGGTTTTGTTTTTCTTATTAAAACTAATACATCACAAATAGATACTTTACAACCTAAATTTCTTAAAGGAAAAAAAGGTAAATGTAATAATGTTTTTAAAAGTGATTATTTTTCTTTGATTATGGGAGAAGCATTTAATCTTGAAGAAGTGAAAGGTTTTTATTTAGAAAAACAAGAACATCAAGAGATTGAGGTTTATTTAGTTACTAATATTAAATTAGAAATTACAGATTCTAAATCAGATGAAATAATTGATAATTCTCTTATGCTAAATGTGGATACAACAAAAGAAACATTATCTAATAATTATTTATCTGAAGAAATAAATTCTTTTCCTGTATCTCAAGTACTCGAAACAAAAGAATATTTTGAAGAAATTTTTTAATAATTTTTAATACTCATTTTTAATTTAAGGAAGCATTAGCAATAGTGCTTCCTATTTTTAACTTTAAATAATAAAAAAATGGAAAACTTTTTTGATTTAAATATTGAAGCACCTACCACATCATCATTATCATCGTCTAATAAAAAATTACCACTTCCTTCTCCTGTTAATATGGGGGCATTAGGTACTTGTATGTCGTATTCTATTTCAGATGACGAAAAATATGTTACATTTGTATTTGATGTAAAAGGAGTAGAAATGAAAAAAATAATTTATGCTCCCACATTAAAAGAAAATGCTACAGAAGAAGATAAAACCAAGTTTATTGCTCAAAGAGATAGACTTATTCAAGATTTACAAAATTTAGCAAAATATTTAGGAAGCGAATATCTTCCTTCTCCTGTTAAAAGTTTTAAGCAACTTATTGATTTACTTTTTAGTAATGCTAAACTAGGATTTTCAGATGTTCGACTTAAAATTGTTTATAAAGATAAAGTAGTAAAAGTTCCTTTTGATAAAGCTCAAGGAAAATCAGAAGAAGAACTTAAATCAAAATATACACCTTATACTATTATTAGTAAAAATAGTTTATATTGGTTTAAATATTTTGATTCTAAAGCTGAATTTAAAATTGATGAAACAAGAGAATTTATTGATTATGAAGTAATTGTAGAAGAACCTGTATTTCCTTCTACAGAAGAAGATTTACCATTTGGTAACACTACTACAGAAGAAGAAGATTTATTTTAAATAAACATAAAGAGGAGATTAATTTCTCCTCTTTCTTTTTAAATATTATATGTGGGAAATAGAAATAAATAAAAAATTATCAAAAAAGGACATATTAAAATACATATCACAAGAAGAAATATTTCAAAAATATTTAGGTATATTTCCTGAAATAAATAAAAGATATGTAAATCCTTTAAGAGAAAATAAAACTCCTAATACTGAATTTTCATATAATAATGACGTTTTATATATGAAAGATTGGGGATGGGAAAAAGATGATAATTTAAATTGCTTTGAAATTGTAAAACTAATAAACAATTGTACTTATGAAGAAGCTCTTGATATTATTTATAGGGATTTTATTAAACAACATCCTACAACTATTCCCAAAATACAAAAAGATAATTATACCACAATTACACATAATAAGCAATTATTGGATATAAAAATTAAAATAAAAAAATATAGTGAAGAAGGTTTAGATTTTTGGAGATGCAATAATGAATTAGAAATTTCACCAATAATATTAAAAAGTTATCAAATATATGAATGTGATTATGTTTGGTATAATGATAAACAAATAAAATGTTACGATTTAACTTTTGCTTATCAAGTTAGTAAAGGAAAATTTCAAATATATGTTCCATTTACTAAAGAAAAAAAATATAAATTTAGAACAAGTGAAATAAAAGATGTTATTCCTTTTTATCATTTATGTGATAAAAAAATACCTATAATTGTAACTAAATCGTATAAAGATGCTTTTTTATTAAGATATTTAGGATATAATGCTTGTTGTTTTCTTAATGAAGGGGTTATTAATAAAATAGAAGGACAATTAATATGGTTATTTGACAATGACGAAAAAGGAATTAAAACAAGAGAAAAATATTTAGAATTATATAAAAATAGTACGTATTTAGAAATTCCTTCAAAATACGGAAAAGATAGCTGGGAATTTGTTTATAATTTTGGTGTAAAAGAATTTGAAAAATGGATGATGTAAAAATTATTAAAATAAAACCAGAAAAAGTAAAATTATATAATCCTAATAATAAATATTTAGGATTAGTAAATGAATTAGAATTTAATGAAATAAGAATTCAAATAGCTGAAAAACAATTAGAAGGTTATTATATAAAATATAAAAAAAAATAAAACTTATATTAATAAAAAAAGAGATTTAGAAGAATGGCCTAATGGATTATGGACAAAGTTTAATGAACAATTTGGTAGATTACATAGACTTAAAAAGTCTTTAAAATTATTTTAACCTTTAATTAAAGAACCTGAATATGTTTAAATATAATGATTTATGATAAATAATTTACAAATTATTCTTCCTTTATTAGAATTTAAAGAAGAAGGAGATTTTTATCAACTATATATTTTTGTAAGAAAAAAAGATATGGTTACTGAACGTAATAATCATCAATCTGTAAGAACAATTAAATCTTACACTATTAGAAGTATAGATTATCTTTTAGAAAAATTTGATGAAATTCAATTATTATGTGAAATATTTAAAGCAAGAGCATATATTAATCTTAATAGACTTAATGACAAAGATGTAGGGTTAAAAATGATTGAAAAAACTGTTCATTGTTTACAAAATAAAAGTGATAATTTAAGGAAAGTTTATGAAAGTGTAGTAGGAAGTTTATCACCTAAAGAAAAAAGATGGATAGTTGATATAGACCAAGAAGAAATAAAAGATTTAGATAAATATATAACAATTATAAATAGTTGTCAACCCAACAATAAAGAAAAAATATTAGCAAAAATTCCTACTAAATCAGGGCTTCATTTAATTACTAATCCTTATAATATTGAAGAATTTAATATAAAATGTGATGATTTATTTATAAATAGATTAGATATACATAAAATGAACCCTACAGTATTATATATCCCTAAAGCTTTATTTACTAATTATTCTATATTAGATGTTATTAAAAAATATGAAAATATTATAAAATCTTTTGTAGGAAAAGATTGGAAAACTTGGTCTGAATATAGTTTATTTTATCAAAATAAAGATGAAAATTTATGAAAAATACAATAACCAAAATTAAAAAAATTATTTCTTATATTCCAGTTTTATGGAATGACCGCGACTGGGATTATACTTGTTTAGATAATTTAATGCTTCATAAAATGAAAAGAATGAAAGTTCTTTTTGAAAAAGATAAAGATAAACCTGATTGGTGTTTTGGTAAAAAACATATTGTTAAAAAACAAAACTCATATAAAGCTTTATGTATTTGTATTAATATATTAGAAAGACAAACTCAAGATTTTTATTTTAATACATATAGTTATTTAATTGATAATGAACCTATATGGGAAGATTTAGATGATAAATTTATGCAACTAACAAAAAATTGGAAAATTTCTAGTAATATGGAAATGTATAATAAAAAAGAACACGAGGCAGAATTAATTAAAATTAGAGATGAAAAATTATTTAGTTATTTATTTAGTAAATATAAAACTTATTGGTGGGTATAAAAATTATAATTAAACAAACAACTTAAAAAATTATTTAAAACTAATCAAATCATGAAAAAACTAATTTATTATTACATTGTATTTTTATACAAATTTGCTGATTTTATTTTCAAATATATAATTGTTAATTTTGGAAAAGGTTATTCTCTTTATAATTGGCTTATAAATAAAAGTACAAACATTAAAGAAAAATATAAATTAAAAATTATTATAAAAAAAATAAAATTTTAAAATTTTATGTTAACATTACAAGAAAGAGCTAATTTACAATTAAAATTAAATAGTCTTAAAGAACTTTATTCTAAAAAAGAAGATGAATTTAAAAATTCTAAAGAATATACAACTACTAATTTTATTGATAAAATGTTTTTAATAGATGAATTTAAAGAAAATAATTTCTCATTATTAAATGAAATTAAGTCTATTGAAAACAAACTAAGTGATTTTATGAATGATGTAAATAATCAAGATGAAGAAGGATGCCTTAATTGCGGTAGTTAAATACGAAATAAATAAATATTATAAAGTTCCAGTTGTTATAGAATACGAAAATAATTTTAGTGAAAATTATGATGAGGAAGATTTTTGGCTTGAAAATAAATTAGACAATTTTAACAAAAATCTTCCTTTAATATTTTTTACCCCTGTTTATTTAAATTATCATTCAGATAAAAAATCAGGACAAAATTATTTTCATTATCATAAAGATTATAGATGGGAAATACCTAATTATTATAATGGATGTAAAATAATAGGTTCTGTTCCAAGACCTACTAAAAAAGAAATTGTTTATGTAAATTTGAAATTTATTTCAGAAAATCATATAGATGTTACACCTTCTAAATTTTTAGAAAAATATAATTTAAAATTAAAAATGAAAAATTATAAATGTGTACATAAAAAATATGATTTAAGAAATGAAATTCAAGATAAAAATGGTTGTATAACTTGTCCTTTACATGGTTTAAAATATAAAAATAATTTATTAATAAAATAATTATAATGATTAGCAAGGTGGCGTAATTGGTTAAAGCAAGGTGATTAAATTTAACTTTTACACTTTTAATACAGGTTCAAATCTTGTCCTTGCTACAAAATACAAAACTAACAACAAATGAATAATTTAGATAACTCTCCGTGGGAAGCATTTAGTGATTTAAAGACAATTAGTAATTATAATGATAAACAACTAAAAGAATTTACTAATCAATTACTAGAAAATAATGACATTGCTAATGCGTACTTTGATATAATTATTTTTATTCAAACTTTAAAAGAAATTAAAACTAATATTGAATCTAAAATGCCTTTTTAAACCATGAACCTAAAGAAACGAACAAATATAGCCGTACCTGCACGACTAGACCAACAGCAACCGTAATAATAAATTAACATAACAATTAAAAAGATAAAAAAATGAATATTAGAGATTATGTATTTGTAGTAGATTGGGGTAAACAATATACTACTCTTACTAAATGGAATAATAAAACTCAAAAAAGAGAAAAGGTATTTCCAATTAAAACAGAAATACCAGATTATTCTGGAATAGACTTTCATTGGGAATGCAAATACGAACCAAACCTAACTTTAAAAGGCACTATAAATAAAAGAGAACCTAGAAAGTTGGTAGAAAGAATCCCTATTTATAAAAATTATAAATGGGAAGTATTGGAAATATTCAAACATCCTAATGCGGGTAAGCAATTTTATACTTTAGAAGAGTATACTCAAGAACAACTGGATGCTTGGAAAGATTATAATGATTGTTATACAAAAGAAAACTTATTATTAATAGCTTCTGTACATTCAGATAATAATATAAGGTGTTATGTAGTTATTGAAGAGACTGGGGTTTCAAAATTAACACCTGAACAATTTGAACAACATGGGAAATCGATTATTAAATCTCTTAATTTGAATAAATGGAATAGAAATAATCTCACGAAACAATATATACCCAAAGAAATAATATCTTGTTTTTACGATGAAGATGATAAGGTATTGTTTGGCTCTGGATTTATAAAAGGATTGGTCTGCTATAATTATTTAGATGCTAAGTATTCAGTTGATAATAAACCTATTTATCTTGGTTCAACGGTGACATATGATGGAATAGGAAATGCAGGATGTCCTAATCCTGAATTAATTAAAGATTTTGAATGGATTAAAAATTTTATAAAAGTATAATAAAATGATTAAACAAGAAGAATTAAAAGAATTAATATTTAAAGAGTTATATTATCATACATCTGCTAAATATTTTAATGTAGATAGTAATTCTTACATGTATAAAGATTTTAAAAAAGCTATAAATAATTTAATAATGACTTTAAATGATAAAAATAGAAAAACATGAGTATAATAGCTATATCAGAAAAATTACAGTCAGGTAAGAATTTAACTGCTAATATAATTCAATATCTTGTAGATAAAAAGAAAATGAATTATAAAACAAAAGATACTAAAGAAGACTTAGAATCTTATTTAAAAAATAAACATAATTTAAAATGTGATTGGACAATAAAACAGTTTGGAACTAAACTTAAACAAATTATATCTATTCTTACTAATATTTCAATTGAAGAGTTGGAAGAAGAAGAAATTAAAAATAAAGTATTAAGTAGTGAATGGGATAGATATTTATTAAAAGAATATTTGGCAAACGATAACTACATTGTAGATGAAAAGTGTATTTATTTTGCAACTGAAAAGAATATGCAAGATTATATAAATAAAGCAGGACATACAGTTTATACTTGTTATCAAGTTGGTAAACGTTCTATTACAATAAAACAACTTCTTCAACAAATAGAAACAGAAGTTATGTGTGATGCTATTCATCCTAATATTTGGGTTAATGCTTTATTTAATGACTATTATAAATCAATAAAAGAATTAAACCCTTTTGAAGACCCTATTCCATATTTTGAAAAAAACGCAAAATATCCAAATTGGATTATTACAGATTTAAGATTTTCTAATGAATTAAAAGCTGTCAAAGAAAAAAAAGGTATTACTATTAAAGTTAACAGAGACTTACAGAAAGAATCAGATGATTATTCTCACATTTCAAAAACACCCCTTGATGATGCTGAATTTGATTATGTGATTAATAATAATGAAACTATTGATGATTTAATTAAATCAGTAAGAGAAATTTTAAAAGCTGAATTAATAATATGAAATATTTTATAGACACTGAATTTTTTGAAGGAACACAAGATAAAACT